AAGTATCTAGTGAGTAGGATTTCATTTTCCAAGCCCTGTTTAGTGATTCACCGAAAGCTAGATACTTTTTTTTGTACACATATATTAACAATATGCTACAATACATATTGACAGAAAGGAAACTATGCAAGACAACGATTGGTATATTGACCAAAGTAATTTTGACTTGACCAACGAGGACATCATTATACGTGATGAGAAGTTAGAGTTTGGTAAGCCAATAACATCAAAGAGTTATACAAATACCTCTTTCTTTGGTATCAATAGAACAGTTAACGAGAACGCTATCTGCACATTGATAGGCGATAGTGTGATTGACAACTCTGCATATACAGGAACAGGCAAAGGCACAGTAGATTATCTAAGAGCTAAGTCAAGAGTTAGCCAAGATATTTATAACGACCAAGCTGTTGATGGATATGTAGTAAGCGATTGTATCAATTCAGCAAATAAAGTTCGTGGTGATTACGTTGTAATTAGTGCAGGTGGTAATGACTTGTTAGCAAAACTGCAACTATTAAAAAGCAACAAAGACAGCAACGAAATTATGGGCATTATGAACCAAGAGTTAGACAAGTTATCTAGTGCATACGAAACATTACTTAGCGAACTATCACAAAAAGGTAGAACGTTTGTGTTTCTTACATGTTACACAGGTAATCTAGCTTTCAATCCAACACGTTTCAACAACGTAGATAACATAGCTTTGTCTATCGTATCTATGTGGAACGACAGATTGTACAGCTTAGCTAACAAATACAATCGTAGAAATAACAATCAAACTTATGATGTCATAGACACAAGAAACTTCATGACAGTAGATTGTTATTACAACGAGATAGAACCAAACGAGAAAGGTTCTAAACGTATAGCAAACAACATACATAAGTATCTACAAGAGAAAGGTGTATTCTAATGGGCGATACACCTTTACTCTTAGCTATACACGAGTTAAACCAATGGTTAGATGAACTAAAAGAACTTAAATCAAATCTATTTGAGCGTGATGAAAGCGATATGTTAGACAGAGAGATAGAAGTTCTTAATGGTTCAATTATGATATGCAGAAAGCATACTAACCATGACAAGCCAACAGAAAGCGAGGTGCAGTAATGGACTTTAAATACTTTAGAGAACAACCTGTTCCACAATTAAAGCAAAGACAAAGGGTAGAGTGGATATTAAAAACTGCTAGAGATAGTAGCGAACCATTGGTATCAAGCCACACGTTTGTATATGAGTTTGGAATACCACGTATATCTGCACACATCTTTAACATGCGAGAGGATTTGTGGGAAATAGAAACAATTAAGAAAGGTGGTAAGCATTACTATAAATTGTTAATGACACCACAAGAAATATTAGAACAAGCAAAAACAGAAAGGTTATTCTAATGTTAGACAGCGAAAAACTAGATGAAGTATGTAGAAATATGTTTGGTCATAGTGATTGGGAGTTTGTAAATCCTAAAATGCTACGCAGACATGATGATGAAAATTACACAGTAGTTTTGTTTCATCACGAAGAAACACGAGAAGAAGAATTAGAATATGAGGAAAAGATAAATGAGTAAGGATAGTAAAAAAACAGTAGCTAGTGTTGAAAATGATTATGGATATAAAGGATTAATAAATATTTTTAACAAAAAAGATATTGACCATAAAGATTGGATAGTCAAAAAATTAGACAAAGAGCGTGGTGGTATAACTTTTATGACACCAAACGTAGATGGAGAAATTTATTTAACGTGGGGAGATATATATTACGTTGATGTTATGTTTGTAAATCAGGGCAAAGATTTTAAGTCAACAGTAAGCCTACCTGATTTAGAAAACATAATAGTAAAAGTAGAGCAAATGCGTAAGAACTTTGTAAAGCAGACAGCAGAAGTAATTAAACAAGCATTTAGTGAGGAGGAATAGTGAAAAAATATTATGCGAGTGTTAGCGAAGACATTTATGTCAAAGCTAACAGCGAACAAGAAGCTATTGCAAAGATTAAAAAGCAATATCAACCTTTAGGTGTAAACCTTGAGATTGATATTTATGATGAGGAGGAATAATGGATAATAATTGGAAACGATTAGCACAAGCAATACTTGATGAGGAGGAACACCTTAACAAACAAACAAAAGCATTTAGAAAGACTAGATTAGCTACCATAAATATGATGAGAAATGAATTATCAATACAACAGATAGCTACTTTATTAAAAATATCAAGACAGAGAGTGTATAAAATACTAGAGAAAGGACAGAATAATGCCTAATTTTAATTTAGATAATTACGAAACAGTAGAAGAAAGATTAAAAGTCTTTTGGAAAGACAATCCAAATGCAAATATAAATACAGAAGTAGTACACATTACTGATGATGGAACTTGTGTAACAATCAAAGCAACAATATATATCTTTCAACAAGATGAAAGTATCGTTGCAGTATCAACAGGAATAGCACAAGAAACTAAAGGACAGGGTGGTTTCGCAAACAAAGATGCGTGGGTAGAAAACTGTGAAACATCTGCTATCGGTAGAGCTTTAGCTAATTGGAAGTATCAAGGTAGCAATAAAGCAAGACCAAGTAGAGAGGAAATGTCTAAGGTTGGTAACAACGAGGACAAAGTAGAGGTAACTAAAGTAAGAACACCTAAAACTACTAAGGCACAACAAGAACAGATGAATAAAGTTGTTGATGAAATGGTTAAAGAACCTGCAAAGAAGTCAGTAGCTAGTCAGCTTAAACAACTTATGTCTGCTATGGTTGATGACCCAAAAAAATTACAACAGTATCAACGTGATAGTTACGTTGTTTGTGTGCAAGAACATCAGCTACCTGAAGAAGTAGAGGATTGGTCTAACGAGCAAATGGATATATTTATGCAAGAGTTTGAAAAACAAATACCAACAGGAAACGTTAGTATTATAGAAGATGTATTTGAAGTAGAAGAAATTAAAGGAGGTGATACAGATATGGGAGATGAGTGGAAAGAAAATCCTGCAAGTGAGGGTCAGTTAAAATGGTGTAAAGATATTGTAGTCAAAGCTACTGATAAAAACCTAGATGACTTAGCTGAACTTAAATCTCTTTGGAATAATGGAGATATTAATGGTGGAACTGCAAGTGAAATCATTAGCAGATGGAAAGACAAAGTTAAATAGTGTCTGATTTAGAAAAAGCAAGTGTTAATGTGCAGAAGTTGGCAAAGAGAATACAGAAACGTTTTCCTGATTATGACTTTAGTCAACCTGCACCACTTGATAGAAGATGTAAAAAAAGTTATGATGGCAACTGTCCTGTGCAAAAACATTTTAATTACGCAACTGATAGTAATGGTAATGATTTTTGTATTAAACAAATAAAGTTAACTAAGGAAGAAAACCCATACGCACATACAGTTATTACTTGTAATGCAATCATAAAGACTAAACAAGAAAAAGAACTAGAGATGAAAGGAATATTTTAATGGCAAATATATTTGATGACCCTAAGACTTTAAAAACGTGGGCAATAAAGTTAGCAAACGCTTGTGGTGGGCAAAAAGTAGAGAAGTCTATAATGCTTACGCAAATAAACCCAACAAGAATAAAAGAGTTAATGGATGAATTTGTTAAAGACCACAACGAAAACACAATGAAAGTAGCAGAACAAATAGAGAAGGAAGAAGAATAGCTAAAGTATTTTTAAATTATCCCAACCTTTATCGTTAACTGTGAAAGAAAGAACTCCGGGATGTGACCATAGACCTGACCTTTGTGTAAAATCTATGCTTTTATCTAAGCTAGGTGATTGAAACCAAGTACGATTACCCTGTTGCTTACTACGAAAGTGATGGTAATGACCTGTGATTAACAACTCTGATTGTCCTGCCGGTAGATGTCCATACATCTGACCTTTCCACCAATTCTCTATCTTAACTTCAGGATTAGCACCACCACCTGCCATGTGTCCATGTGTCCAAGCACATGTTTTACCTTTAATATCTAACACTTGATGAAAACCTTCAGGAACTTCTACAGTTACAGACCCATACCTTTCAGGATTAGCTTTCATTATCTCATCACATATTTGTAAGTGCATTGTGTCGCTGTTGTCTAATCTATTTGTAAAGACTTGACCTTTACTGCTTCGTGACATTTCGCCATGATTTCCCGGACACCCTGCAAGTGTAAGTTTATCTGCTAAAGGTAAGAATGTATCAACTGTTTTCATAATCATTGAACGTGCAAGTGCATATTGTTCTATCAAAGATAACTCTACATTGAAAGGTTGCGAATCGTAGAATGCTGTTGTGCAATTTTCTGTAAGGTCACCTAATCCAATCATGTATATCTCATCAATAGCTACGCCTGTTTTTCTTAGGTCTTTAATTCTATTTACTGCATCTTGTAAAGCTACATCATAACGTGCTATTGTATTCTCTACGCCAAAATCACGCTTACCGAGTTGCCAATCTGCCATAAAAAATAAGAAAGCTGTATCTCCACCTAATGTTTTCTTTTTTATTGGTGGTTTTTTCTTAGCTTGTTTAAATAATTCTTGAAAATACTTGTCATGTCCGGGGTTTTTCTTACGTACAACGCCTTTAAATGCGTAAAATGTTTCGGTCCTGCCACCTTTCAACTGTACATTCCATGAAGATGCACGAACTGAACCTTCAATTACGTATAATTTAGGGTCAAACCCCCAATTACGAAGGATATCATCAAACTTATTCCTGTAATTAGGGTCAGTATCTACGTGTGTTATCTCCCCAAGACCTGTAGATTCGTTAATATCTACACCGGGTTGCCATCCTGATTTATAAAAGTTATTACCCCATTCTTCAGGTATTGGATTCTTTGCGATACTACCTCCTGTCAATATAAGTATACAGGATTATTTATAGTATATGTTTATTTAGATATTTGTTTTTTAGCGTAAGATTTCACCACAGCTAAAGCTGCACCTCCACCTGCCAAAGCGGCAAGTTGAACAGTATTGGCATCAACAGATACCAAAGGTGCTACAACTAATCCACCAAGAAACGCTTCTACGAATGTCCAAAAGGTTCGCTCTAACATATCTTTAAGTTCTTCACTCATCTTA